TTATAGCGTTTAGCATTACTTTCCCTTAATAAATCTTTTAATGCTTAGTAAATTTATGTAGAGTATCTATGAATGGGTAGAGTGTTATTAGATTCTTTTCCCCTATATGTAGGTAAGAGTTATGTCCTACAGTGAAAACACTTAGTGTGACCACTACCTTCTATTTTATAAAAGTAACTACTACAATTATCTTTTTGACAGTAGACCATATTGTCTGTCTGTCTGTTATCAATCATATTTTACAGGCATCTCCACAATCATCATCAAATTCGTGTGAAGTATCTACAAATGTAGGATTATCAGTAAACATATCTTCTGGTAGTACAAAGTCGTTATTTAAATTACTTGGCATTTTTAGCCTTTAAACCTGCATTGATGACGAGTAGTTGTATTTTCTCATCATGCTCTAAATCTAATTCGTGTTGTAGGGTATCTATAGTTTCTTCTAGTTCTTGAATTTCTAAAGTTTTTTTACTTAATTTAATCTTTGCACTTATCTGTACTAATAAATTTATTAAGACCATAAAAGCTGCACCAATTGCAAATATCATCCCTTCGTATTCTAAGCTATACATTATCTACAACAGTTCGCTTCTATCCAAGCTAATCTAGTTTGTATTTCTCTGACTACCATTAAATCTTGTTCTTGGTCCATAAGTTGTGATTCGAGGCGAGTAATTTGTGTTTTCATATCATCCCATTCCCATTTTTCAATTTGAACATATTGGTTAGTATCATTAGCTATTTCTAATTTCTGCACTTTCTCAAACAGAACAGCAATATCGCCCTGTACAAATGTGCTTTCTTTAAGCATTTCAAAATCTACTTCAACTTGATTCATTCTGTCATCAATGTTTTGTAGTGTATTGACTATATCTCCAGCAGTAGATAAACCTGCACCAACAGAACCCATAAGAGCTATAGCTGTTGCTATTAAACCTAGATTATCTTTTATTTTATCTAACATTACATTAATGCTTGGACTACAACAGCTAATGAAGCTACTGCTACTACCCATCCACTTAATTCTGCTCTTGAAATCTTTGAATTTACTTTTTCGTGAAGACCATCTATTCTTTCGTTTATTTTTTCTTGACCATCTAAAATCATTATTAACATTTCTTTCTGTGTGAAACCATTGCCATTACTACTGTTAGGGTGATTAGTCATTAGTTTTTTACCTCACAGTATTCACTACCGTACTTAGAGTTACAAATCTGTACGTAGGAATCATCATTTTTTTTATTTATAAAACACATTTACTTTTTTGTCCTATCTATCTTTGAAAAGGCTTGATTAATTTCATCAAGTGTTAAAACACCGTCATCAAGAAAAGCTCTTGCTAGGTCTTCTGCAACCTTAACTACACCTAGTGTACCAGCCAAGATTATGGCATCGAGTATTTCTATACCAATGATGCTACCAGCACCTACAACTGCTAATCCATTAGCTGCAAAAGTCGCAACCATACGCCAAAAAATAGTTTTTAATTTTTGCCAACTTGATAGTTTCTTATTCATTAGCTACCTCCGCAACAACCGTTACCACAACACTCCATAAACACCTCCTAATCTCTTAATCTAATTGTAAGAAGCCAAATTGCTATTGATACAATAATAGCTACACCTACTATGTCCTGTGCAGAACCTGTAAGTGTAAACCATGCAATAAAGAAACCTAAGATAGTAAATATCTGTGCAATGGATTCTTTGATTGCGTCAATAATCCATTTACCTATGAATTTGATATTCTTAATTTGTATTACATATTTTATTAATTCAAAAGGAATGCCTAATACCTTATATAATGTTTTAATTAATTTTTTAATCACTTAAAATCTCCTAGTCATTAATGCTCCAGCTTGTGCAATAATCTGAGATGCAATGATTACAGGAACCACTACTTCTTTAGATTTTTGACGCTGGTCGCTTGTCATGTCAGCCCCTAGTGACCCCAAGTCCATCTCTGTTATATTAACATCAATTAATGCAGCAACTGGGTTTTCAAGAAACACCTCTACTTGTACCTCAGTAACAACATCAGCTAATGTATAATCTTCAACATCTTTGTTTTCTATAGCTCTATCTACATATTCATCAACAGCAGTAGCTACATTCTTTTCTTTAGTGGCCTGTTCTGCAATTATCTCAACATCTTTAGCGGCAGTTTCTTCATCTTTAAAACCTAGAACTTTACCAACTTCAATCTTTTCTTCTTCAGATAATTCAGATACAGTTTCAGGTTTTGTAACTTCTTTAACAACAGCTTTGACAACTGCCTTAGTGGTATTATCAGCAGTAGCTAAGTTTTGTACAGATACTTTAGCAACTTCTTTTACAACTTCAACTTTCTTTTCAGTAGGTAGTTCTTTTACAACTTCTTCTACAGCTGCTTCAAATTCTTGTTGTGCAGTCTCAATCTCTTCTTCGGTAGCGTCTTCTTTTAAAACTTCCTCAACAACTTCAACAACAACAATTTCTTTAACAGCTTCTTCAGTCTCAGTAACAAGTTCTTCTATTTCTTCATCTGTGAGTTGTACCTCTGGTTCTCCCTCCTCACTAGGAAGTGGGTCGGTCTCAATCGGTTCAGGTTCAACTTCTTCATCTGGGAAATCTTCTTTGATAGGCTCAATAGGCTTATCATCAATAGGCTCTTCAATAATTTCTTCATCTTTAATCTCTTCTATCTTATCAGGAATAGTTGTAGTTGTGGTTGTTGTAGGTGGCAAAGTTGTAGTAGTAGTTGTAGTGGTGGTAGTAGTAGTTGTAGTAGTTGTAGATGTAGTGGTAGTAGTAGAATTATATAACCAAGTATTATAAGGTTCACAATCCCCACGCTCTATTTGAGAGTTGGTCATGTAACAATCCCATTTATCTTTGTTAGATTGACGCTCTACGTTACGAGCATCTTCCTCAGCTTGCTGTTTTTCTTTAGCTTCACGCTCTCTACGTTCAGCGTCTGTTTCGTAAATACCAGTCTCTTTAAAATTTTGGTCTTTTTCCCACTGTATAGCAGCTGAAATTCGGTCTGCTTCAGCTTGAGCATCAGCGTCATCTTTAGCTTTTTTATTAAATACTGCTAGCGTAGGCTCGGTAGAGTAACCACTATAAACATTATTGACAGAGTCATAAGCTCTAATTGAAAAGGTGTAAGTTCCATTAGGAATGTTTGCATAAGGAATAGTATATTCAGTATTGCTTATATTGTAAATAACTACTTCATCTGTAGGACTTGTTCTGTAATATAGTTCATAAGTATCAGCAGTTGCATTTCCTGTATTAGGTGCTTCCCAATCTACTTTTACACCAGAGTTATATTCATTAGTAGCAGCAGTATTCATAGGTGGTCCTAAAGTATAAACAATAGTTGTTGTAGCAGTAGTAGATACTACTTCATAATTAGTTACTGGACCTGATTGAGGTCCATGACACCAACTACCACTTTGTGTGCAAGAATAAACAACAAAATCATAAGTTCCTGCTGCTATGTCTTCTATTGTGTAAGAAGTAGCACTAGCGTCTGCAATATCAATACCTGTGTATGTTTCTTCACTAGAAAGTTTATATTCAATTTTATAAGACTCTACTGCTGACCAACCTGTATTGGGTTGTGTCCAACTAAAATCTAAACCTTGATACTCAGTATTAGAAATAGATAAATTAGTAACACCACTAGCTACATCTTGTATCGTATAACTAGCTATAGAAGTCCAATTAGAGTATTTAGAGTTGGTATCATTATCAGACCTTATTTGGAAATATAAAGTATCCCCTACTTGTGCGTCAAGAGCTAATTCTAAGTAAGACTTACTAAAAGTGTATTCTGTATTTAAAGCATTACTATCGCCAACATTACCTGTCGCTACACCATACATAGGTGGATTTGCTTTGTCGAAACCTATCGCGTATCGTTCTGCACTATATTGATATCTGTCTGGTGCTGCATCCCAGTCAATAGTTATACTTCCATCGTGTAAATTAGCTGAAGTAGTTAAGTTACTTGGGTCTCCTATACCATCAAGTATCTTTGGGTCATCACAAGCATTATCTCCTGTAGGTGCTGACCAATCTGTTTGGTTATAATCAAATGGTGTACCTGCATATAAATTCCAAGTATTTTGAGCTCTTAATGTAGAAAAACTGTAATCAGTTATGTTGTTAGACCTAACCCTATAATAAATATTTGTTCCTGCTGGGTCATTAAAATAATACTTTAAATCATCAAGACTAAATGTGTGATACTGCCAAGTGTTTGTGGAATGTCCAAAAGAAGTAGTGACACAAAAACTATTTGTTTCAGTTACACCACTAGATTGACTAAAGAATATTGTATAACTTTCTGGTGGACTACTTTCAGACCCATCAGAGCCTAATATACCAATAGTAAAAGTTCCTGCGTTAGCATCATCACTAGCATTTGTACCATAAGGTTCTTGTGTAGGAATATGATAACCCATAGCAATAGGTAAAGGATATATTAATAAACCTACTACTAATAGTCTAAGAAATGTATTTAACTTGTTTAACAATTGTGCTCCCTGTTAGCGAGCACCTCCATCGTATTCGGTAACTAAACCTTCTGCTAACATCATTTTGTTGATTGATTGTTTGCGACTTCCACTTACGATAAATAATTCACCGATTACACGACCATACTTCCCATATTCATACGACTTTAAAATTATTTCTTTTGATGAGCCCACTACTTTAGGGTCAATTTTATCTATTAACCAGTTTTTGGCTATAAATCCTCGTTTTTTTTCTTCCTTATCTCGTGTACGAGTCTCTGGAGCATTGACTCCAGCGAACCTGATACGCTTGTGGATTTGAAGATTATAACCCAAATCAATCCAGCAATCAACAGTATCCCCATCGACAACTCTGTCAATTCTAACGTTATATTCATACATTTTTTAAATCACCATTCTTATCAACTTCTTCGTTGAAGTGTGTACAAGTATTATTATCGCACACCATTGGTGATTTTTTAGTATTTATTGATTTTGCACAGTAATTGCAAAAAATGAAACTATTATTGTCATATCTCAAATAAACTTCCTTGATAGCGAATTTTAAGAATGGTTCTAGGGGGTATAAACCCCCCAGAGCCTATGCACCTGTCGTATCTCTACGACTTCCCTGTTGGGAACCTTAACCTTTCGGAATCTTTGACATAAATGGAAAGGGTGCGTCTTCTAACGCATTTTGAACTACGCTGACTAAAGCTGCAGCACCAGCTACTAGACCTGCTAAAAGCACGTCTGCTTCAAACATTCCTGCTTGATTTGCAACTAGAACAGCAACAAATGCTTGTGCACCTGTTCTGAACGCTCTAATCATTGATGTTCTTATATAATCTGGCATATTCAACTCCTTACAGTATTCTTCTGCCTTGTTTTTCTGCTTCGAGAATTTTTACTTGTCCTCGTAAGTCAGAAACTTGTAATAATAATTCATCTATATTCAACATGTCTTTAACGTTGGAATATTTTATAGTGACTTCTTCACCAGCTAAAATAGCGTCAGCAACTTTAGGGTACAATTTTTTATATGCAACTCCACTGTTACCGACAAATCCATCTTTGCCTTTATCTAAATCTGTTTGTGTTTCACCTACAATGTAACAACCACTGGTGTGCTGGTCGGTATTTCCCGTATGGATTAATATATAAGTAAATCCAGGAACATCTTGTAACCAAAGCATACCTTTATGAAAGGCACCATATTTTGCTACATACTTAGAATGAAAGCCACCTTCTGTTCTTAGCTTGATTTCGTATTCACCTTCGGGAATACAGGTCTCATGCATAACCTTTACATCTCTATATTCATCTTCGAGTCCATAACATTCAAACTCTCCATCAATAAATAGTAGGGAATTTGTTGCATCTGCACCGAATTGAAATCGAATTACATCTAACTTCATAGGTTTATTTTAATATTTAAGTGTCATTATCTTGGGATTTAACATCACGAATAAGCCTAATAAGATTGACCCAATCAAAATTAATTCCAGGGTCTTTATATCTAATAGGGTCTAACTCAGCATGTCCAATCATTCCCCTTAAACTACTTGCCCATTCATTAGCAGTGCATTTTCTATTAGGTATTTTAAAATTCTTTTGTAAAATTGCTAATAAATATGCAAGATTGTTCATTATCTTATTTTCTAATTCTGGATTGTCATTCCATTGGTCTGAATAGTAGGCAATTTCTACACCAATAGTTTTTGAATTATTACCATGTGTGTGAAATGCTGTATAGTCAGGTGGTAATAATGCATTTATACCTTTATCATCAACAACATAATGCATAGATGACTTTCTTTTAGTTTTAGTGTAGTAATTTACAACTTCACTTGCAGGATAATGCTCACCAGTATGTAAAACTATACCTTGTACTTTTGTGGTTCTTTCTGGATAAAACCAACCTTTTTTTTCTGCATAAGGATTATCAGTTTCCAATAAGATAAATTGATTGCTCATTAAAGAACTTCCATATTTTGAAAAGGTAACAATCCATTATTATTAACACTAAATGTCAAAGTTCCTGGATAGCTACGCTTACCAGTTATGTTTTCAAACCATTCAGACCCACCATCTACTGATGGACATTGAATTAGAACTCTTTGACCTTCATTAATTACAAACAAATGATGGAAGTGACCAGATATTAATATATCTACATCTCCCATATCTGTCATACCAAACGCTTGATTACTCAACCAGTTAACAGCTTTTTGGTGTGAATATCTACCACCAGTTCTAAACTGATGACCATGAGCTAAGCCAATTATCTTTCCAGAAACATTTAATGTAACCCAAAGTTCATTGTTGGGAATAATAAAGTTAAGATGATTGTATGCTTTGTTTTCAGACATAATCTCTTGAACTTCATCAAATAATGAAACATCAAAGTTGTCACCAAAAGTAGTAAAAGATTTACCTTTCTGATTTCTATTTTCACCATGATTTCCTGGAACGCAAGCCACAACAATATTTTTAAAATGAGGTGCCCATTCTTTTAATGCTTTCACAATTAATCTACGAGCAATCATTTTTTGTCTACGCAAATCGTATTCAACTGAATAAGTTTGCATATCATAATGACCTTCACAGTTTTCAACCATATCACCTAAAGAAAATACATAAAGATTAGATATTTCTTCACCTTGTTTTCTTAAATCAGTAACTCTTTCAATAACAGCAGGTATCATTGTTTCTATTCTTTGTACAATACCTTTGGTTCCATCTCCATCATGTTTTCCCATTTGCCAATCTGCAAGACAGACAACAAAACTAGATTTACCTTTAACTTTTTTCTTTTTTGGTTTACTAGATTTTATTTCTTTAAGTAGTTGTTTGTAGTCAAAGTCTTTTTCATTAACTACATTTTTTGATATGATTTTTGCTTTGTAATAGTAAAATGTATCTTTACCATTAACAGTATTACTATCCCATGTTCTGACTTCAAATGGTTCAATAATTTCAAAATCTTTTGGGTCAAACCCAAGTTTTTCTAAATATTTATCAAACTTATGGTCTTCTGGGTTTATTGCTTTTTTTTGTGGCTCAGAAATTATAGTTTTCTTTGCACTATTTAGTCCTGGTTCCCAACCTTTTGGATGTTCGTTTTTTTGTCGTTTAGCATTTTGCTGAGCACGAACATTGTCGGCATAATTGTTTAAATCAGTCAATTTCTCTAGCCAACTGTGTTCTGATAGTTGCATCAGTCAAAGGACATTGTTTTTCGTTTTGCAACCATCTAGCTACTACTGATGCTGCTATACCTGACTTGAAACCTTTTACAGCTTCCCCCCAAGCAAGTTTATTTTCATCATTTAGTTCTCTCCACGCAGTATAACCAGTTTTAACTCTATCTTTTTTAGCGTATTCAGCTAAAGACATGATACCCCCCTGTTATTCTTCTTCTGTTACTACATCATCGGCTTGCTTTTGTTTTGGTACAAGTGTTTCAATTATGGCTTTTAATTGAGAGTTTTGTACTTCAACATTAGCTATTTTTGTGGATAGGTCTTTTATCATACTATCCATTTGCTTAATTTGAGCATTTTGCCCATTAGCAATATTAACTAATTCTTCTGTACTTAATTGTGTTTTTTCTTTTGCATTATTGTCTGTCATAACACCTCCAATAGAATAATACACTATATTTATGTTTTTAAAAGTATTTAAACAGATTTACTTAGGAAACTTCTTAGCAATCTTTAAGTATAAATTTACTAAGTCATCTGCATCTTGAACTAGGTTTATACCATTAATTCTCATGTAATTAAATTGTTTTAAAACAATCTCTCTTACATCGTCATGGTCAATTAATTCATCTATAACCTGTTCCCTTTTAGTACCTTCTGCAAAGTTATTTAATTTTTCATCCATAGTATGTTCCTAAGACTTCTCGTTAGATTCTTTAGCTGTAGAATAAACAGTAAAATCACTATCATCAATAATTGATTTTGGTGCTCTATCTGTAACTGTACTTCTTCTAAGAAGTTCCAATTCTAAATTGTAATTATTTACCATACTTCTAGGGTACTATAAAAATACATTCTCCTGGGCATTCTTCAGCAGCTTCTACTACTAAATCTTCTTGTCCTTTAGGAACTTCTGCTTGTCCTTCTGCACCTTGTTCATTATTGTATTTAGCACAAAAGACTTTGCTTCCTTCTTTAACATAAGCTAACCCATCATTTTCCATAGTGAATACATCTGGTGCTATTTCTGCACACAAACCGTCACCTGTACATAAATCTTGGTCAATCCATACTTTCATTAATAATCCTTGGGAACTTTGTATTCCATTTTAACATGTAATTCATTGTCATTATATATTTCTAATCCTGAGTATTCTGCATATTTTTTTACTGCTTCTTTGTTAAAAAGAATATAGGCTTTTGATATTTCTCTACCTATGTCTTCAATAGCTTGATTTTCTCTATCACCTATCAAACTAGCTCTTCTAGGTCTTTTATTACTCATCCAACTATGTCCAATAATTGATTCTTTTATATTTGGATATACAAACTGATAACCTTTTTTAAAAAGTTCAATTGATTGTATTACATCTTCTCCAACACCTAGTTGGTTGTTTTCTTTATCTTTGATAAAAGGGTACTTAGAAAATGCAAATTGATTGTTAAATTTAACACATGGGTAAAATTCTTCTTCGTATTTACCATTGAAATCATTTAGTGAATAACTTAAATCCCAATTTGGTAGCCAAGGTTTGTCAGAAAATTTACAATCATTACATTTACAAATATGATAAAAAGGGTAAATAAAATACTTATTTTGTGTATCCCAATTTCTAGTATTAGCATCATAAATACTTGCAAATGCTGTCATGATTGGTTTATCTAGCTCTATTTTTTCATAAAGATTTATTAGCTTAGTATCCCAATTTTTTGCAAACTTAGTATGTGAGTCTATTTGTAATATATAATCTTCATTAGTATATGCAGAATTTGCAACAGCTCTACCTTTAGTCATACCAATAACATCTAAATAATTAGAATTTATTATGTATTGATGATACAGTTTAAAACCATACTTTACTTTAAGTATCATCAACTCAGTATTGTTGGATTCATTAATGTATAAGTTATAAACTGATAAATTTACTCTTTCTGGGTATTCTGCATTTTCAAAAATATCTTTGATTGTATCAGTTACTTCGCTATCGTGCATTGTTGGAAATGCAACAAATATAGTTTTCACTATCTGTTCTTTCGAGTTATTTCTCTATATCCACCAGTCATTTTACTTCTTAAAGTAAAAGATTCTACATCAAGTCCTTTAAAGTCATCACCTGCAAATTCACTTACTTTAAGTTTAGTTTTATTTCTTTTAAAAGGAATTGCATGTAAAAATGGTGAACCTCTTTTTAAAATTCTATCTCCCTCAGAATGCCAAATGCCAGGAAAGTTTACTTGATGAAAACTATCAGTTTCTACAATTCCTGGAAACAAAGTAAAGTCATTGTTAGGGTGTAGAAGTGGTGGTATGAATAATGTAGACCAACCTTTAGGTGTGTAAAAATGCCATGGGCTTACAAATTTAATTGCTCTTCTGTAATCATTTTTTTTAAAATGGTAACCCTTAAATTGTTCTTCACTATGAAATTCTATAAAGTTTGGTAACTGGTCTAGTAAATTAGATTCAAAATGGAAGTCTTGACCATATCTTTGTATAAGCACATCTGACCACAAAGGTATTATGTAACCTTCTGTAAAGTAATCTACAACAGCAGGGCACTTTTTAATTGTATGGTTACTAAATTTTTCTATAATTTTTCCCATCAAAGGAAATGGTTTTTTTTCAGGTATTTCTATATGCATAGATAAATTTTTAAACCAGTCAGGTATCATTTGACCTGCTGGTACTGGTGGTGCAACTTCTTGTAATCCAAATATAGTTGTTTTAAATTCTATGTTATTCACTATTGTTTATCCTTTTACCAGTATTCCACCAGTGGTCTGGTTCTACATAGTGATTAAATAGCATTCCTACAATATTACTATCTGGATTTGGAAACTTTTCTCTCCAATGTTCTTCTTTTTCACCATATATTATGATTGCTTGATTTGGTTTTAAAAAGTACTCCTTGCCTTCTACCCAAATACCCCAAGGTTTCTCTTGAAACAAACATATATCAATTGTGTATGTGCAAGCATTGTTATCTTTATGATGAGGTAAGTTTGGAATAGTATTGTAGTCATTTTTGTAAACAGCAGCTAAAGAGTAACTTCCTTTTAAAGTTGTCGATTTAAAAATATTTTGTGCAGTATCTATGCTTTTATTTAAGTAAGGTATTAAAAAAGCAGCACCTTCTTCTGTAGAATTACTATATCTTCCAAAATCGTTGTTATAATCCCAACTCTTATATTGTCTTTGGACAGTGCTAACTAATCTGTTAAATAAAGGTTCTGGATAAACATTATCAATTATTCTTTCCATATTTTTTTTCTTGGCATAACTTTCTTAGGTCTTCTTTCTAAAGCATTAGGATAAAGAGTGTTTGTATTTCTTCTGTTAACACTAGAACCAACAATTTGATTCCATTGTTTACTAAATGTTTCATTCCACTCTACATATTTAATTTTTACAGGCTTACTAAATAACAAATTAAACATTACAGTTTCTTCATCAAGCACACACTCTTCTTGGTTCAAATCAGTCCATTCAAATGCCCAAGACAACCCTCTTGACCAACCATATATAGGCATAAAACCTGGAATAGTGGATATAGGTAAATTTTTACCAGAATTTCTATCGCTAGGTATTACATCCATCCATACTTCTGGGTCATCTGTAAATAGCATAATTGGCATTGCAATTTGTAGAACTGGTTTATCTTGACTACCCCATGCTTCTTTTTCTTCCATAATAATATCTGTAAAAGGACCATGATGTTTCACTACACCAAAATAATTAGCAGACATAGTATATCCAGCAAATCTATCAATTTCATCAGCAAACTGATTTCTGCCTAGTTTTATTTTCACTTGTGACCATGGAAAATATACTTCATACATTCTGTTACGCATAAATTGTGTAGATACACAACCATTAGGTGCCTTAACAAATTTACTAGGGGTTTTATAGTTTATTGATGGTGTATTGTAAGTTTGTTCATTCTCTTTTAGACCCCATTCAAGATTAGGTTTAGGTAATGTAAAAGCTACTTCAGGCATTTCTTTACCAATAGTGCTTAATTTTTTTGACCAAATATTAGTTAATTGAGGCACTTTAAATCCTTTAGGTACTGGACATTTACTCATCTATAATTCCTTGCTCTTTCCATATCTTTCTGTTTTGCTGAGTTAACCAACGATACCAACCATTTTGTTTAGTTCTTTCAGCTCTTCTACTTTTCATGTAGTAATTATTGTCTCCTTCATCCATAACCCCACACTCATAGTTCTCTAAAGTTCCAAAACCATCTCTTTTATAAGGTATTACTTGTATCAAAGGCATGCCTTGTCTAAATGTTTTCTCTCCTTTTCCGTGATACAAAAAAGGTATATTCATTTGATGATAGCTGTCAGTTTCTACAAGACTTGGCATAATTTCTATTTCCCAGTGTCTGTGATACCATGGTGATGTAATTAATACTGACCAACCTGGTGGTGTTACTATATCCCAAGGGTTTGAAAACTTCATTGCTGTATTCCAAGAACCCTCATTAATAGGCATAGAGCCTATTGAGTTAGGGCTGTGGTAGGTAATAGTATCTTCATGTGCATGTTTGTTGTACCAGTTAAAACCTGTTTCTTTCGTAAAACTAATTTTTAAATCTAGCCATAAAGGTATTATGTAACCCTCGAACATCATATCTTTTACAGTTGGACATTTTTTTACAGAATTATCTTTATAAGGAACAGTATTCCACGATTCATCTGTTAAACCTTTTGAACCATCACGCATTTCTGTCCATTCACGCTGTAAGTTTTTATACCAAGATGGCATAAATTCTTTGGCAGGTCTTACAGGTGCTAGGTCTACATAATGTGCAAATTCTTCTCTAACATTAAATTGAATAGTTGGATTTTTTAAAGAATGTTCTCTATCATCAAGAAGTCTTTTAAATTTTTTTGCTCTCCCCATCTTTTTTTTCCTTTTACTCTAGTAATAAATCTGCATACTCAACTGCGTTCAAAGTATCTTGGTGATATTCACCAGTATACATAGTTCTTAGTTCTATTGAATCATCTTCTTCCCACCAGTGAACTATCTTTATATCTTTACTAAGTGATTTTAAATATGTTATGGCACCATATACATCATCTATTAAGTCTGGTATCCATTTTAAATGTATTTTTATATTGCTATTAGCACTTATTGTATTTGTAGCACTTTTAATAACATCAATTTCAGTACCATTAGTGTAAATAGAAATAAAATCAAAGTTTATATCTAAACTGTCTACAGTTATTACATCTACTGTATTACTACTATCACCCATACTTCTATCTAATGAAGCACCAGATTTATTGTCTTCAAAGTAAACTAAACTTCCTGTACTGCTCTCGTTACTTACTGCTTTATTTATATTTGTGCTTTCAGGTACATTTGTTTCAAGTAAATTAAACCTATCAGTATTAGCTTCTATAGATACTACAGAGACACCTAAATCAACAAGTTGTTTTGATGTTAAACCAAATCCAGCACCAACTACTAAAGCATTTGTAAAGTCTGAACCATTTTCTTTGACATAAAACTCTAATGATGGATTTATGTGGTCATATTCAATTGCTTTTTTTTCATACAAATCAGCATCATCATAATCCAAAGTTGGACCACATCTAAATGTTTTTTCTACTATAGCCATATTAATTACCTGATGGGAAACTTAATGTTCCGTCGTCATTATACTGTCCAAATTTAAAATATGGGTTATCTGGTTTTGCAAAGGAAAAATAAAATAAAAGAGCTGTTCCATCAAATTCATTTAAAGTATGAAAATTACTGTATCCTTCGTAAGCAACAGCTTCTTGTTGTGCAATTTGTAGCTTTTCGTTTTCATGAGTTAGATAAATAGCATTTTCTGAAAAGTAGTTATATACAATTGTGTATTCACTAGGACCAGAATCAATATGATTTTTTTCATCATGATGTCCTTCAATCCATTTTAATGTTGCAATACTAGGAATTAAATTGTGTACTTCAAATATTTCTCTACTTTTATCAGTCAAAACTTTATGAAGTGTATTTACATAACTATTACTAAGTGTATATAGATTATCAGATTCTTTTCTCCAAGTATCATCTTCATAAAAAGGAGACTCGTAATCAAGCCAAAAATCTATTTCTTTATTTAATTCATCGCTAAATAGCTGTGTTATCTTTACTGCGTTCATTGCTGACCTGTGTACATAGGTGGCATACCATCCCAATCCATAGGGTGACCTAACCAAGTTACTATTGCATATTTTTGACCTTTTATAACTGGCATAGCTCTATGTGTATATGCGTAATTACTAGGAAATAAAACTAATGACGGTTTGTCTGGTTTTATGTTTACATCAAAATGTTCAAAGTATGTACCCCCACCATCATACTCTGAAGGATTTAGTAAGATTAATGCAGATAAATATCTAGGTATATGTGGTGCATAATCAGAATGACCTTTGTATTCTTGACCACCTTTGTATCTTAATATTGTATAACCTTCATCAAACATAATGGGAAATTCATATTTTTCAGTGTATTCATTAACAAATAATTGCATTCTATTTGAAATTAAGTTTTGAATATTTTTTATATCTTCAAAATATTTTTCCTTATTAGCCTTAATAGCATCTCTATAAAGTCTTGTTCCTTGAGGCTCGTTTGCTAGGGTAGATAAGTAAAAAACTTGATTACTTCTAATATTTCCACCTTTATGACCTTTACCAATTATTGCATCTTCAAATCCAATATTTATGTCATCATCATTAGAAATATTTTCTATTGTGTCAATTATTAACTTTGCTTGGTCTTCTGTAATAAAATCGTCATACAATTCAACTACACCCATTTCTTTTTGCATTACCTTAGCTCCCTTGCTCTCAATACTTCTGAATCTGTTTGATATAAATATTCATCTTCAACATTATAGTATCCATTAAAAGCAACAAGAAAGGCTGCTTTTCTTCCAGTTAGTAATGGTGTAGTGCCATGAGACCACATATAGTTACTAGGTTGAATTAAAGTTGTACCAGCAGGTGCTTTGTAAGGTGGTATATCAAAATACCTATACTTCAAAGAACCGCCTTTAAAATCATCATTTAAATATGTAAGTGCAGTAAATCTTCTTAATCCAGGAGTTAGAAATGGCTTACCTGTTTCTTTATTTCTAGGTCCATGATTGTCGCTATGAAAAGTCATATTTTTAGGTGGTGTGTATGTTATGTATTGCCAAGTTTCCATCCATTCTATTTCTTCATCTGCATCTGGATACATTTCTACATATTGTGCCGCTTTGTTTAATGTATTTTTTCTTATGTGGTTAAAAAAGGCAATACTCTCTTTACGATGAAAATGTTCTTCAGGATTAAATCTTATAGGTCCATTACCATATAAACCTTGTAATCTATTTTCCTTACCTGCTTTTTCCAATGTCATTTGTTCTTTCCAAGCATCAACTTCAGAGTTCATTATGTCAATAACACCATCTGGAACATTAAGACAGTTTTCCCAAGCAATGACACCTTCCATTATTTTTTTAGGCGTGCCGTTTTCCCAAATATTCATTCTTCTTCCGATTTATCTTCCCAAACTGTTATTTCTTTTTCATCCATAACTTCTGCAAATGATGAAGTTCTTTTTATAACAACTTGAACATCATACCAACCTGTATCTAATTTTATATGGTCAGTTATAAAACACTTTCTACCTACTTCATAATGCATAGGAATATCTTCAGTTCTTTCTTGTTGTGTTGAAGGGTTGTCTAAATCTTTAGACCATATATGACACCAAACTTCTGGCTTAATATCTTTAACGGTTTCAAAATCGTCAAAATACTCTACTTGAAAATAAGTATTGCTGGAAGTAGTCACAGGACAAATAGTTGTCTTGTATTCAGGTATTAATATTAGTTGTGCAATATCTGGATTGTTGACATACTCTTCAATATTTGGTGATAACCCTACTTGAACTATAGAATAATTATCTTTCCATTCAGATTTATAGTCATCTATAGATTTACTTTCAGGTATGTAAAATATTTCTCGCATGTCTTCCTCCCAGTTTAAAAATTATGTTAAGACAGTAATGCGTGTCTGTCTAAACAGCTTTTAAGAAAATCAATAGTCTCATGCAATGCAGAATCATAATCTTCTTTAAATCCACTAACATCTGCTAAAAATGCTGTTTCATCAAAAGACGCTGGGTCTACACCAATTTTATATAGACTATTAGCAATATTTTTCTCAATAGCTTCTTTCGCATCAGCTTTTTCTGCATTCATATCAGCAGAGCTAATTACAAATTCCATATCAGTATCTCCTATATCAAATGATTTGTTTAATAAGTATAACACAGGACTTTGCAACCTAAAGGGATTATCCTCTCCATTGTCTATTAATACATAGTCCTTTAAATTAGTAAAAACTTTTATAGCATCTGTATCTTCAGTATTATCTTCATACTCGTTTCCATATTGTATTTGCTGAGGTGCTACCTGTGTATGGGAGCTATCTCTAAATACATAAGGAGATAAATCTTTGATATAAAAAGTACTTGCGTTAATCAAATGCTTGTTTATTAACCATATATAACCGTAATCATTGCAATATGGACAAGTTGGTCCATCTGGAAATCCATTATTTTCACATAATTCCCCACCATAGTTAAACATTCCATCTTTTCTTTTTATGTAAAATCCTAAATATTTAGAATCATTTATTTCAACGTCTACATATCCATTACTATTAAAAGCAACTTTATCTCTTGGAAAAAAAGGTAATTGTAAAGTAGTAGTACTATCTGGAAAAATTTTGTTTGTTAAATTATCCATATCTCCATCTTGAAGATATTGAAAATACCAAAGATTGTGATTAGTTGTTGCTTGGTCGTAATATATTCTTACAGAAGCCATTGTTAGACCTTATAAGTTTTAACATTGCCATCATTGTAGCCAGTTACATCTGTTGTTAAACCTGTTAAAGGTATGTCTTGGCTGACTAAGAATATTGCTCCTCCACCTGTAGTAGTTTCTCCTGTAGCGTATACAGTTCCATAACCACTAATATTTCTTGCACATAAAACTACTATTCCACCACCTGCGTTAGTTGTATCTCCTGAACCACCATAAATAGGAGCAGGTGTAGTATCTCCACCATGAACTATAAATCCTTGAATAGCTAAATCAGGGTGATTAAAATAATTAATTGTTTCTGTTGGAGCAGTAGCTGTTGTACCATTTCCTGCACCACCTACACTGTCAGTAGCATTACCAGTAACACCACCTTTAAGAGTACCTGAAGTGCTAGCAGCACCTTTTCTACCAATAGAACAAGTAGCTTGTTGTGATGAAGTAGTAGACATCATAAGAGAGTTCCTTACAAATACTCTATACCCTGCTGTGTCTAAATGAACACTGTCATTTATAGTTAAGTTGTTGTAGTGCATATCTCTAGTTAAAGTAGTATTTGCTGAGATAGTTACATTTCCATCATTACCTGAACCATAAATGCTGTCAGGTATTACATCAAATGTTTCAAAGTCTGAAGGTACTGTACCATATTCTTTTATTGCCATATTATGCTCCTGGGTCTGTGTCGCTTACACTAATGTTAAATACTGTTACTACTGTACCTGCTGATGCTATAGATGAACCACCAGTTCCAGAAGCAGCGGCTAGTGTTAAAGAACCAGGTAATGGTTTAGTTCCTGTAACAAGTAAAACTGTTCCACCACCACCATTGTATCCGTCAGTAACTTTTTGCCCTCTACCTCCTCTACCACCTGGGTGTGGTGTAGATGCATTAGTGTTTCCAGGATAAGAGTAACCATAACTATATCCATAAGAATAATTATTTCCTGGATAAGAATATGGATTACCACTATAAGAGTATGGGTTACCTGGATTAGCACCATAGTTGGTAGGGTTACCAGGGTGATAATGGTTGTAATGATAATGTGTATTTCCAGCAGGTGTGTTATTTATGTTAAAACCAGCTGGATGAAAATGATAATGTTGATGAGCAAATCCTGCATTACCTGGATAAGAATAAGGACTTGGGTTATTACTTCCATAATTTGTAGGGTTACTTCCATAGTTAGTTGGGTTAGAACCAGAGTTTGAACCATAGTTAGCACCATAGTTTGTAGGATTTGTATTTCCTGATGTTGAACCATCTGGTGCAGGTGCACCTACAGTTCCTTGTGTAGCAGCAGTTGAATCATCGCCATCTGCTCTAATTGTTCCATTTCCAGATACATTTTTAGCAGCTATTACTACAACACCGCCACCAACAGCACCAACGCCATTTGTAGCAGCATTACCTGTAGCACCCTTACCACCTGAGCCACCAACAGTATTTCTACTTGAATAGTTTGTATCGTAACCAGCATCACCATCAGAAGCAGCTTCAATTTCAGTACTATCAGCACCACCTGAGCCACCACCTAATGCCTTGAAAGTTCCTGTTGCTTGGTCAAACTTTATACCAGCAATTGCAGTATTTAAGTTAAAAAATTCATTTTCACCTGAAAAGAATTGATTAGATGTACTTTGAGAAACTATATTTATTTGTCCACCATGACCAGAAAAGTTTTCGTTGTAATAATATAAAGTAGTTGGTGTACTATCAGTAACATTTATTTTTACTGTCATATCTGTACCAGCAGTACCAGCAACAGTTACTCCAGTTGTATATTCTGTACCAGAGTTATGTGTACCATCAGATGTTTCAGAAAATTTTAAATTGTGTTTTACTTGTGTAAATGGAGAGGTTGTTGGGTGTGTCTGATTTGTGTCAGATTTTAAATTAAACTCATATTCATAACCTATTTCTAATTCTACAGTTGCATTAGCTGTTCCATCTATTACAAAGTCTGTACCATTATGAGTAACAATTTTAGTAAGTTCTTCACCTGATTTTCCACCTAATGTATCGGTAGCAGATGT